TTAAAAAACTCATATTTTATGACATATTTTGTCTCTTTTTACTAAATATTACCTAAATTTATGAGGTTTTGTATTAATGGCAAGATACTTTTGTTTACTTATACCAGACAATTACTCACATATTGCCGGCAAACCGGAAACACGTAAAAGAAAAGTAAAGTTTAATATTATTCCAGCTTTACAGGCTAATCCAGGAACTACGCAATTGACATATATCATAGAGGTTGTGAATGATTGAAAAGTTATCACCAATGGAACGATTAAATTATCTATACGCATATACAAAATTTGATGAAAAGCCTCTTGTGCTGGACTTCTGGCAAGAAGATTTTATCATGTCAACAAAACAATTCATTTCAATCTTAAAATCAAGACGTACAGGATTTTCTTTTGCGACAGCCTTAAAAGGATTGTCTAAAAGTATGGATCCAGGCAGAAATAAATACACAAAACAATTTGTTTCATACAATGAATCGGACGCACTTGAAAAAATACGTTATGCAAGGGAATTTTATGAAAGTATTCCAAAATGGGCCAGAAAACCTATCGTGACAGAAAATAAAACTGAACTTGAATTTCTGGACGCAAACGGAAAAACAACTTCACGACTAATATCAATGCCATGCAGACCACCCAGAGGCAAGGGAGGCGAAATTTCTTTAGATGAATATGGCATTTTTCTACCAAAAATGAGTAAACAGATTTATACAGCTGCATTGTATGTAATTTCCAGAGGTGGCTGTATTGAAGTAGGATCTACGCCATTAGGTTGTATCGGACAATTCTATGATATTTGTACAGATAAAAAGAAATATCCTAGTTATCAGAGATTTAATGTACCGTGGTGGTTTTCAACAGCACTTTGCACAAACGTTGAAGAAGCTGTAAAAGTTGCTGCCGATATGAATACGGCTGAACGTGTTGAATTATTTGCTACACCTACACTTAAAGAGATTTTTGCAAATGATGTTCTTGAAGATTTCCAGCAAGAGTGTGAATGTATGTTTATTGATACAGCAGAGTCATATATTACACTTGAAGAAATTTACAGATGTACTCCAGGCCGTGATGATGACTATGAATTTGATGATCAAGATACGGAAATAGGCGAAGTTGGAGAAAATGAAGCTTTGAATTTTGGCCGTGAATTACAGATTTGTCATAGTGTAGATGATATGTGCACATTTCAATATGAACAAGAAAAGCATGGAATATTATATTTAGGTTATGATATAGCGAAAAAAAGGGACGCAACAAGTATTTTTCTTCTGGGACAATTACTGGACGGAAGAAAAAAAGTATACGGCTATGAAGAATTAAGAGCTAAAGACTTTGAATATCAGATTAATTGTATTAGACAATTAAAAAAATCCTTGCCAATTAGACGAGGTTGTATAGACGCTACAGGAATGGGATTGCCGGTATTTGAACGGCTGGACAAAGAATTTCCTAGTCAGTTTGAAGGAATTATGTTTACGGCTGAAAGTAAAGAAGAACTTGCACAAAATGTAAAAATTGGATTGCAGAAAAGACAATTCATTTTACCAAATGACAAAAAATTACATCACCAGATCCACAGCATTAGAAGAATTCCAACAACAGGTGGACATTTTAGGTATGACGCTGATCGTGACGAAAACGGCCATGCAGATAGCTTCTGGGCCTTTGCATTGGCTAATCATGCTTGCAGCAATTCAAAAGTAACATCGAATTTCTATGAGTCAAGAAAACGGCAGAGACTTGTTACAAAAGATGAAATAAAACAGGAAGAAAATAAGCCTATGGACCAGAAAATAATTGTACCTAAAGGCCATAGCTTAAGATCTGTAAATCGGCGTTTTGGTTATTAAGTAAAACTAATAGGTAGTTAAATAAACATTTAGTGAACTAAAAAAAAGCGAGGCCCTAACATCAACGATGAATAGGACCTCATAATTTCATCAGCTTTACAGCTTATATACTTTATCGGAATACATAAAAAAAACTTTAGATATATATTAAAATATTGTCATAATGACAATTTGAAAACTTTGTAATATAATTTTTTTTAGTTGATATTCACATTTAGTCGATGTGTCGAAAAGACAGTTGATTATCCTTTACGGATAATTGGCTGTCTTTTTTTTATGCTTTGGAGGTTTTTACATGGCTAAACCAGAACCAATTGACGTTGATAAATTGTTACGCAAGAGAGTTGCATACAATAACCAGGGTAAAAATGATCAGAATATGATTTTTAATACCTATTTTTTCCAGGATAGAGGTAAGCTTCACGACGCTGATTCAGTTTTCTTTGATCCTTTTTTTGTTTCTGATAATGCTTTTGGAAATATTAGGACAATTTCACGAGTTCAGTACGGTGGAGTACATTGTAAGACATTAAGAGCAATTGCAGAAAAAGCATGGATTATCAACTTGTGTATTGGAAATGTATCAAAAAAGATTAAACCTTTTATGAAACCGGTAACAGATAAAAACCAGAGAGGATTTATTATTTCCAAAAAAGGCGAAGATCTGTCAAAACTTGCTAAAAACGACAAGGAAAGAGACAGAATTAAAGACATTCTTTTGAATACAGGAAGTTATGAGGATCCAGATCGTGATGATTTTGTAAAATATATCATGAGAATTACAAGAGATATTTTGAGTCTGGACCAGGTAGCAACAGAAATTCAATACAATAAAAAAGGTGACGCTGTAGCTTTTTTTGCCGTAGACGCTGCAACAGTTGAAAAGGTTGTTACAGAAGATAAAGTAAAGACAGACTATAGATATATGCAGATTGTAGAAGGAATGGCAGCAGCAGCTTATACACATGATACAATGGTATTTGACTTCGAAAATCCTCGTTCAGATATTAGACATTCAATGTACGGTTATTCATACGTAGAACAGGCCGTGGACCTTATTACAAGTACAATTAATGCTTTTGTATACAATGCTGGAAACTTTACAGAAAATAAATTACCTAAAGGTATGCTTTTATTAAATGGTGACGCAGATCAAGACCGTGTAGATGAAATTACTGACTATATTTGTGAATTAATGAGTGGTGGACCAGCTTCACAATGGCGAATTCCGGTTATTCCTTCTGGTGATAAAGACTCACAACTTGAATGGAAACCAATTAATCAGAATAGGGAAATGGAATTTCAAGCATGGCTTGATTATCTTACATCTGGCGTAATTGCTATGTTCGGCTGTAGTGCTGATGAATTAGGGATTCAATCTCAAAAGTCACAGACTTTAATTGATGACGGCTCAAAAAGTAAATTGACAGCTTCAAAAGGCCTTATTTTAGGGGATTTGTTAGTCTTCTATGAAAGTTATCTAAATAAAATAATTTCAAAGTTTAATAAAGATTACTGTATCACATTTTGTGGCTACGAAATTGATGATCCTTCAAAGGTTTATGACAATGAAGAAAAAGAAGGCCGTACACGTACTACTGTCAACGAATTACGTGAAAGAAACGGTCAAAAACCTTTAGACTTGAATGAAATTAAGAATCCAGCAGATTTACCAATGAATCCACAACTTATTCAAGCATGGCAATCTTTACAAGCTCAACAAATGGGGGGTGATGGTGGTATGCCAGGTGCTGACGGTGGCGAAGAAAATCAATCATGGGCCGATTATGGTGATATGCAAATGGGCGATGACATGGGCGAAGAAGGTGAGGAAACTGACGAAAATGCAGAAGCAGAAGCAGAAGAACCAGCAGAAGAAACTCCAGAAGAAAATGACGAAAACGTCCAGAAATCAATATTAATTATCTAGTTTATTAAGGCTTTTTGTTTTAGAGATTTTTGTTTAGCTTCTGGAAAAGAAAAGCAAAAACAACTTTTTTTTAGACATTATTTAGACGAGTTTAGACATTATTAGACATTTTGGAGCAAGAAAATGCACAAATATAAACCAAGAATAGAAATTTCAGAAAACTTATTAAAAAAATATCGACCAGAAAATTATGAGAATTTAGATCTGGAATTGCAAAGAGTAATTGACAAAGATATTTGTTTAGATATTGAAAAAAGTCTTACATATTCCGGTCATAAATTACAGGATAGAACAACTTTTGCCGGAATGAATATCTCAATCGAAAATAAAAAAGGATCCTACAGAGAAGGCGTTGACGCTGACGGCCATAAATGGCGTACATATATGAATTTTGCTTATGGTTATATCAGAGGAACAGAAGGAACTGACGGCGATCACGTTGATTGTTATTTAGGTCCAGATAAAAATGCTGAAAATGTTTTTGTAATTCATCAAAATGATCCGATTACTCATAAATATGATGAAGATAAATGTATGCTGGGATTTTCTACAGCAGATGAAGCAAAAAAAGCATACATGAAGCAATATGATAGACCAGGATTTTTTGGATCTATGGACAGCATGACAATTGAAGAATTCAAAACATACGTATTCAGCCGTACCAATAAAGGGAAACGTATTCATAAGTCTTTTGAATTCATTATTTCCGGTATTACAGAAAACAACAAACAACAGAAAATAAAACAGGCTGCAAAAGTCATGGACGCTTATTTACATGATCAGAATTTTATAATCAAACATATTCCAGAAGATGACTCAAAAAAATTAAATAACATCACTTTGAAAATAAATGATTTTAATAGTTTGACAATTCAAAAAGCTGTTAGAAAAATGTCATTTTCTCTTGATGAACCAATTGGTGTAACTTGTGGAGAAGCTTTCATTTATAAATCACAAGAAGATCTTACAGAATTGCTGACAAAAGATATTACAAGTAAAACAAAACAAGTGTATCAATTTATGATTGATTATTTTGACTTGCCGGAAATGAGAATTGTACAGAAATCAAAACTTAGATATAAAGGCCAGATTTTATATAATCCAGAGACAGGAGAAGCAATTAGCAAGGCTGAATGGCGTAAGTTTGTAAAAGCACTAAAAGAATTCGTAAAGAATTTATATGACGGTACAGGCGAAAAAATTGTTATTGACTCTCAACTTCTGGGCCGTATTCTCCAGAAAATGAGTAAAACTCATTCTTTTGACAAAATTAAAAAGATTAAACTTGAAAATATTGAAAAACCACATAGAAAATTCGATTGGATCAGTAATACAGCGAAAGAAATGACGGACGTTTTAGGAAATGAATTGCCACGTTATAGACAAGCAAGAATTCAAGCTGCAATTGATTCAGCAGCTCAACGTGTGACAAAAGTTACTGACACAATGAGAAATGATATGCAACAAATTATTATTGACGGTGTAAAAGATAGAAAATCAAAAAGTAAGATCTCACAAGAATTGTTTGACAAGTGTGTAGGATTGAATAGGGATTTCCAGCGTATAGCAGATACAGAAATTCAAAATAATACTACAGCTGCATATATCAATGAGGAAGTATATAACACAAAAGACGGAGAAAAGGTTTATTTCAAGCGTTTTGAAGTAATTGATGGAAACACTTGTAAATACTGTCAAGAAATTAAAGATACAATTGCTTTGTTCTCTGATATTCCTTTGGAAAGTGAAAATATTAAAGACGAATTTGCTGAAATAGCAATATGGGAAGGCAAAAAAGACGGTGTACCTTTTGGGACTTTTCACCCCTGGTGTAGAGGCTCATGGTATAGATATTATCCTGGTAATTAGTGAGGTTTATAATGCTGCATGAAAGATTTTAATTTTTATTTAGGTGAAATTAAAAAATCAATTAAAGACAATACTCTGGATTATTTCAAGAAGAAATTATTTGCTATTTTGAATGAACAAGAAAAACTTGAAGAAGCTCAAAATAGCAAAAATCTGGACCATCTTGAAAAGTCTATGATTAAGACTCTTATTGATGTATACGGACTACAAAAAGGTACTAATTATCCTATTGGAACTGTACGAGAATGGAAAGGCGAAAAGTATCGCAAAATTGCACCTGGAAAATGGCGAAAAATCTATGATTCTAATACAAGAGGTGCAAGACAATCTATTAGAATGATTAAAAGTAAGATCATCAATGCAAAGCCTACAGATGAATTGCTTGAAATTGTTATGCAAAACGTAAATCGTTTTCAAGACGCTGATGGAAATTTATTGCCTATCGTTGAAGAACTGAAAAAAGAAGTAAATAAAAAGAAATCAGAATTGAATTCCGGTAAACCATCAACACAACAGCAGATTGATGATTTTAAGAAGAAAAATTCTAAATCTTTATATGACACTATGGTAAAACCAGATCTTGAAAATGCAAAAAACTATCATGAAAAATATAATGATTATTTCAAACAAAACTTTGAGAATGATGAAAAGAAGCTGGAAGCTGGAAATAAATTATTAGATAAAATGAAAGATGTAAAAAATACATTAAATAAATATCAAGAAAGATTTTGGAATAATGAACTAGATATTTCCGGTGATGAATTCGATGAAATTCAAACACAGGTAGCAAGAATAAATTCAGATATTTATATGTTTGAAAATAACTTAAAAACATTAAAAGAAAAGATTGAAAACCAAAAAGAAGCTGATAACATTAAAAAAGTTAATGTTGATAATCTGACAGATGAAGAAAAAGAAGGAATAAGAAAATTCCAGGAAAGAATAGATAATTTTGTAGAAGAAAGAGCAAATTCTGGTAATTTATGGAGCTTGCGACAGGATTTAATTAATTTTTCAAGAGAAACTACAGATGCATTAAGTGGACAGCGTTATATGAAATTAAATGATGTAAAGAATTTTGATGAATTCTATATGCACATTTACAATAAAATCCAAAAGGGAATAAACAAAAAAAAGGCTGATAAAGAAAAGGAAAAAATACAGGCAAGAAAAGATAAAATAGATGAAATTAATAAAGCTTCTGAAAAAACATTTACAGATGCAGAAATTAAAAAAGCATTTTCTGAAATGGATCATCTTATGAATGAGAAAAATGAATTACTCCAGCAATTGAAAGCAAATAAAGTAAAAGACGTTGATAATAAAAGAGCAAGAAGTCAACGTGAAATGGATATAAAATTTGAAAATGGACAAAGAAGATTAAGAGGCGAAGAACCTATTTCTTATTGGAATGATGATAAATACAATGAATTAAAAAATGAAACTACAGAAATCTGGAGAGAAGCAAATTCGATAAGAGCTAAAGTTGCTTTATTTGAAGAAAAAATTGATAAATTAATGGATCCAATTGCTTATCACTATCTTAATAATTTTGATTATGAAAAAGATGAAACAATTAATAATTGTAATTCAACTAATGATGTAATTGATTTAATTAAATCAAAAGATTGGTATTCAGACAAAGGTAAGGGCAGAATAGAATTACAGAATGTAGATATAGAAGCATCAAAAGATATTTTCAAAGTGTTGGAACATACTTTTGCAATATTTCCAGAACAAAAAGGACAAGATTTTTCTCTAAGAACTATGTACTCAAATTCAAGAACATGGGCCACAGGTGGAACGGCTATTACTTTCAACAGAAAATATTGGAATGATTATGCTTCACTTAATGAAAGTTATGAAAGCACAGAAGGAAGTTTTCACCCTATGGGAACAACAGCAAAAGATATTATATATCACGAATATTATCATGTTATGACAATTGGAAACCTTGCAAAAAAAATAAAAGAAAATGTAACTAAAAGATTAAAAATGAAAGGGAAAAAAGGTGGCCCTAAACAAGATGAAATTATTAAATTTGGAATATCAGAATACGCATTAAAAGACGCTGATGAATTCGGAGCAGAATCTTTTTGCCAGGCTTTAGGATCTAAAAATCCTACAGCTTTTGCAAAAGAAGTATTCAAGGAAACATTAAAATATAAAAAATATATGAGAGGTTTAGTATGATAGGAGCAAGACCAGACTTTTTAGATTCTCCATATTTTGTAATGGAGGAGGATAATTGGCACTTGAAACCAGGTGCACCGGCTGAAATTGTAAAAGAATTTAATGAATATATGGGAATTAAGGAAAGTCCAAGAGAGACTAAAAAATCACTTACAGACCAGATAAACGAATTGTTACATGGCTAATATCTTTTAATTTGAAATAAAATGATATAAACTTTTAAGTAACAATTCACAAACATCTATTCACATAATGTGTCAAAAAGACAGTTATTAACTTTGAAAAAAAGTTGGTAGCTGTCTTTTTTTTTATTTTTGGAGGTTTTACATGGCTAAGGATCTTAATTATTTTAAGTCTAAATTATTGGCTATTCTTGACGCAAAAGAAAAAAACGAAAAGACCGTTACAAAAGCATTGGAATTCAACGATTATTTTCAGCAGATGAACGCAACTATGGGATCCATTGAAAAGGGAGCTTCACTTCCAATTGGTACTAAAAAAGAATGGCCTAACGGATCTGGTAAGTGGTATATCAAGACAGGCACAGGCTGGATCAGAACTTATAATAATTCAGATTCTCGTGGAGCAAAAATGTCTATTGCTCTAACAAAAAAGAAAATCCAGAACGCAAAGTCACTTGAAGAACTTTTAGCCATTGTAGAACAAAATAAAGACAAGTTTACAGATGATAACGGCAAGAGGCTTCCAATTGTTTCAGAACTTATGGCCGAAGTACATACAAAACAACAAGGCTTAAAAGGAAAAACACCAGCAGCAACACCATCAGCAGAACCAAAAAAACGTAAATACGATAGACCAATGGACCAGAATATTGTTGGCCGTTACAAAGAAGAAGCTTTTGGAATGAGAATGAGAACATCTGATCATGGTAAAAATCTGGACGCTGGTAAAGAAGCTATGGAAAAGTTTATCAACGATAAAAAAGAACTTATGGCCGGTAATCAGAAAGATATTGACGCCGGTAAAGATCCAGAAGGAAAGCTTGAAGAATACAACAGATATTACGAAAAGCAGATTGAAGCATATCAGAAAGAACTTGATAGATTGAATAATGATATTAAAGCAAGGGACGAAAAGAAAGCAGCTGCAAAAAAGGCCAGAGAAGAAAAGAAGGCTGCAAAAGAAGCTGAAAAGAAAAAACAGGAAGAAGCTAAACTTACACCAGCTTTTGCAGAAGAAGCTATAATTGGTGCTCAAATTGCAGATTGTGATGAAAACAAATTACAGGAATATGTAACCAAAACAAAAGAATTAATTAATACTTTTGAAGCAAGAGGAAATCCACCAACTGTAATTGAAGCTCAAAAAGAAAATTTAAAAGGATTTGAGACAGCTGCAAAAATCCAGCATACACTTGAAAATCTTGAAAATGCAACAGACGAAGAAATAAAAGAAGCAAAAGAAAAATTGCAGAACTTTGTTGATGTTGCAGAAAATCAAGAAAAAAATGGACATAAAACATACGCTACACAAAGAACAAAAAAAGAATTGCCAAAAAAAATAAAACAGATTGAAAGCGAAGAAGAAAAAAGACGTAATCGTAGTGAAGCTATGATGGGAAACCAGAACGCAAAAAAAGACGGCGTACCAGATCCAGAAGAAGCAAAAAAAGAAGCTAAAAAGTGGAATGATGTATTCGATTATTACATGAATGATCACAATAATGGCGTAGGACATTGGTTTAGCTGGGCCTCACGTAAAGGACAGGATAAACATAGTAAAGCTTTTGGACGTGCAGAAGGTTTTAAGAATCTTATTAAAATGAGAGAAAGACTCAAAACTGAATACGGCCTCGATACTCCAGAAATTCCGGCTGAATTATTGGATAAATACAATGCTTATTTAGAAGCTAGAAAAGGCGTACCAGGTTATTCAAGTGCTGGTGAAGATATTTTAAGTGGTATTCGTGCAAATAAAATTGATGAAGCTTTTGAAGCAATTATGCAGCCTATTAGAGACAAATATAAAGAAGCTAAAAATTCAATGAATACAGAAGCAATTGAAAACGTAGTAACACCATTGCCAAATTTAAGCAATGACGAACACGCTGAATTGTTTGAATTAAGAGAAGATCCAAATGCTACAGATGGCACTATGAGACTTTACTATAACGGCAAGCCTTACGGTGATAATGCTGGTTATGAAAACTCTTCTTATGGTTCTCCATTAGAGGAACAGAAAAAACTTATTAGAAACGCTGGAATGGATCCAAAATCCCAATTTGAGTATCAGTTGAAAGAATATACAGATCGCAAGGATTATTACATTGGAAGAAAAGATGATTACAAACGTTCATACAGAAGCTTAGGTGAAAAGAAATTAAAAGAAATCATGAAACCCTCAATGTCAGATGAAGAATTTGAAAAAGTAATGTTAGAAAAAATGAACGAAAAGACACGTGCTTATAATTGGATTAATAAACAAATTAGAGTACATCTTGCAAATAAAGTAGCAGAAGAAGCAGCTACAGAGCTTTACAATGAAAAATTCGGTGAAGGTGGAGCAAGTGAAGCATTGAACGCTGTAGACATTCCGGTAGATCCTAAAGATATGGACGAAGCTGCAAATATTATCGCTGGTGACGTTTCTTATATTACAGGTGGTGGAAGATGGGCCTCAACAACAAGAGCTACACTTAAAGACAAGATTGAAAGACGTGTACGCAATAATCCAGCACTTGCAAGAGCTATGCTTGTTTATATTAAACAGAAACAGCAAGAGACAGGTAAAGTAGTATTTACTGAACGCAATGAAATCTGGCAAACACTTGCAAAACTTAATAAAAACGCTATGGAATCTTTTGAAAATGGTGAGACAGAAACTAAAACAGGTTCATCTGGTGAAATGTACACCGGTGATGGTATTAGTTCAGTAGTTGAAAATAAAGACGCTGGCCGTTATCAGATTACTTTCACAGGTAAACCAGACTATGACACAAGAACACTTTTGAAGCAAAACGGCTTTAGGTGGGCACCTTCTACAGGTACATGGCAATGCTACAACACATCAAACGGCCAGAGATCACTTGAACGTGTAGCTGAAAAATTAGGCTGGAAAAAAGCATAAAAATAAAACTTCTCAAATGTAGGTGAATTAAAAACTCACCAACATTTATATCTATTCTTTATTGAGGTTGAATACATGAAATTTGTTGTAAAGAAAAGTGCATTAGAATCTTTTAATTTTTTGGACGCTGAAACAATTGAAAAGGCTAGAAAAGGCGAACAAGCTGCTAACCACAAATACATTTTTAGAAAAGCGACAGGAAATCCAGACAGACCTTATGAGTATATTTTTATTGAGGATCTTATTAAAAGACCTATGAAAATGATTACTGATTTTTTTGGAGTAAAAGAAAAGCAGATTGAACAACTTTACACAAAACTTGATGTAAAAAAAGACTATGACGCCACAATAAAAGATTTACAGCAGCACCTTCTTGAATATTTTTGTCACCGTGATATATGGGACAAAAGATTTGCAGATAAAACAATCAGAGACAAACAGAAAACACCAATTAAAATGAAAGTCTCTGAAAAGATTATTGATAAAACAACAGAAACACCAAAACCAGAATCAATGCAGCTGAATTTGTTTGATGATCTTGATGAACCAGAAGCAGAAACATGGAAGGCAAATCCTACTTTAATGAGAAAAATTTGGGGCTTGTATTCTGGAAAAGAAATTGACCGTTTAGAAGAAAATAAAACAAAAGTTGAAGAAAAGATTGTAAATGCTGAACCAGCAAAAGAAGATAGAGAAGCAATTATCAGACAAATTAAAGACTACAAAAATTTTGGATATACTAAAGAAAAAATAAAAAATGCTTTTGAAAATGATCCAATGCTTAAAAATACTACATATTTTGCAAGCAATATGAATATTGTCTACGAAGAAATTGAAAATGCTTTTAAGACAGAACCAGAAGAAAAACCTTTATTTACACATGAAGAAATGAAAGAAATGTATGAGGATTCTTTATGGCGTGCAAAAGCTTCTGTAGAAATAAGTAAACCAAAATCACAAAAAGCAAAAGAAGAAAATATTAAAAATACTACTATTGCCGGCATTGAGGGCCATTTAAGAAATGGAAACTATAAATTTGATGATGATGTAGCGAAATTCTATGCAGAACAAATCTATGAAGAAATGACACAGGAAAAAGCTGTAAAGACCGAAGCAGAAAAACATCAAGCCAGATCAGAAGCTATGAGAGGCAATCAAAATGCTAGAAAATACGGCCTTACAGGTATTGAATTAGATGATCTTGCATATTTATTTAATCAGCATGGTAGCAGAGGAAAATTAAATGAAAAATCATTCTATGAAGCCTTTGGATTAAGTGTAAAAGCTGGAAATAAAATACAAAAGAAAATCATGCAGACAATTGCAAAAGAAAGAGAAATGAAAACATCAGAGTATTATAAAATTTCTTTTGCAGATGTTAAAAATGCTATTAATTTAATTTATAATGAATATATCACTTACAATGGAGGCAATAACAATGGAGAAAATCAAACTAACATTGAATCGACAGGAATTTCCGGAGGTAGTGAAAACATACGGACAACAGGCCGGACAAATAGCAATGAAAATGTGTCTGGACCAGAAAATGGAAGTAACCCAGGAGAATTGTCTAACGATACTTTGCAATCTGGAATCGGACCTAAAGAGCCAGAGAGCATTGACTACGACTATTTCAGAAAACTCGGAGACGGATCTGGAAAACTAACAGACGGACAAGCAAAAAAAATACGTGACGCTTGTAAAAAAATCCTCGACACAAAAACTGATGAACAGATAACAGAAGCAGATAAAGCCGTATTATCTATGTATGTAGGTGCTGGAGGCCGTAAAAACGAAAATGACAAAAGTAATAAGGCCGTTCTTTCAGAATATTATACACCTAGAAAAATTGTAAATAAAATCTGGCAGCTGGTAGATAAATACTTGCCACAACAGAATAAAACTTGTATTGAGCCTTCAAGTGGTATTGGACGTTTTGCAGAAGGTAGACAAGAAAAATTCACAATGTTTGAATACGATCCAACATCAGCTAGAATTGCAAAAATTCTTCACCCAGAAGCAGAAGTTGTACAAGGTGAATTTGAAAAAAATTGGATCCGTGAAGGCCGTTTTAATCAAAAGAACTTTGAAAAATTCGATTGTTCAGTAGGTAATCCACCATATATGGAACACTCTGGAATTTATGCTGGTATGGGAGAAGGAAAAGAATTTAAACGTGCTGAATCTTACTTTATTGACCGTACATTAAAAACACTTAAAGAAAATGGCGTTTTAGCTATGGTTATTCCATCTGGTATGCTGAATTCAAACGGCAAAACAGGTACTTATGCAAAAGATATGACTATTCTTGCAAAAGAATGTGAATTATTGGAAGCATGGAGACTACCTAGTGAATCTTTCGATAAAACAAACATTGGAACAGATATTATTGTATTACGAAAAAAAGCCGGTGGAAGTGATGTAAATGATTTTATCAACGGCAATTATTTTAAGAAAAATCCTACTCATATTTGTGGTGATGTAGTAAAAGAGCCAGATTGGAGAGGAAATATCCAGGAAATTGTAAGGCCTCATAATGGTGAAACTATTGAAATGGCAATTGATAGTATTAATATTAATGATATTGAAGCTATTATTAAGGAATTGCCAAAGGCTGAAACTGTAATTACTGATAATGCAGAAAAGAATAAGAAAATTAGCGAAGCATTAAAAGGAAATAAAAACGCTGTAGGCAAACATAACTATGTACGTTCTATTGGAAAAAATCTTACAGCAGCCGAATTTAATGAGAAATATGGCAAAAGTTTTGATCCTAAAGATATTGAAGTCTGGAAAAATACAGATTGGAACGGAAATATTGACTTAACAAAACTTACAGATGAACAAAAAACATATATCGAAAATTCAGATAATTATGTAAAAGAAGGTGAACGTTATACTAATATCGTAAATTATGCTAGTGGTAATATTCGCCAGAAGCTTGATGATCTGGAAGAATTAAAACAAGCTAATCGTATTAGTGATGATGATTATACTTTCAAAAAATCATTACTAGATGAAGCTTTACCAGCACAAAAGGATATTGGACAGTTTACAGTATCACCAATTGCAGATTGGACCATTAAATATAAAACAAAAGATAACCATGATTTAATTAATGGTTTTATTGCATGGGCCTTTAATGGTGGTAAAGTTGATAAAGACTATACTTTGCCTTTAGATTCTCCAATTACAAGGGAAGAAATTCCTCCAGCATGTACATTTAATGATGTAATGGATTACATTAATAAAATACCTTGCCGTGCAAGTACAAAAGATGGAAGCAATACAAAAGAACGTCAAAGAACTAAATACAAACGTAGTGAGGGAAGGCGTGACGCAGCTGAAAAACTTTTCAACAGATATTTACAGGAAGGTTTATCAATAGAAGATCAAAAAGATTTAGTTGAAAGATGGAATAAAAACTTCAATTCTTTCGTAAATCCAGATTACACTAAAATACCGGTATTTATTGATGGTATGAATGAATACATGGGAACTAACAAATTTACACTTACTCCACAGCAGATAAAAGGTATTACTTTCCTTACAAATAAAGGTTCTGGTTTACTTGCATACGACGTTGGTGTAGGTAAGACAGTAACCGGATTATGTGCAACAATAAATCAGATCCAGACAGGACGTGCAAAAAGGCCTTTAATTTGTGTACCTAATGCTGTATACGAAAATTGGATTGCAGAAATTGGACAGCATTTCCCAGATATTAAAATAAATGAATTAAAAAACTTAGGTACAAGTTATATGCCTAGTAAAGATTGGAAACCAGAAGAAGGGACTCTTTCAATTTGTACTTATGAAGGCCTTATGAAAATGACTTTCCATGAAGATACATTAAAAGAAATTCATGAGGACGTAGAATTCGCACAGCTTCAAACGTCAGATAAAAAGAAATCGGACCGTAAAATTGCACAGGAAGGCGAAAAGATTGACGAAGCTGTAGGACGTATGGCTAAAACCGGTGATGAATATGCTTATTTTGAGGACATGGGATTTGATCATATTACTGTAGATGAAATTCACAACTTCAAAAACATTTTTACAACACCATCAAAACTTAAAATTGATACAGAAGAAGGTAGAAAAGCAGAAGCAGACGAATTTAGAGGTTTATCTGGATCAAAATCAAATAGAGGTGAAAAGTTGTTTGCTATATCGCAATATATTCAGCGACATAATAACAATAGAAATGTTTTTGGATTAAGTGCAACACCTTTCCAGAATTCACCAATTGAAATTTATAATATCCTTTCATTATTCGCAAGAAAACGATTAAAGGAATTAGGAATTTATTCTTTACAGGAATTTGTAAAACAATTTGCATTGTTAAAATCTGAATATGCAATTACAGCAACAGATATTAAAGAAAAAATGGTTATGAAATCATTCAATAACCTTACAGCCTTGCAGAATCTTATTGCTGAATATATCGACAAAGTTGATGGTGGAGAAGCTCACGTAATTAGACCTAGAAAAGAAGTGCATACTCCAAGGCTTGAAATGACAGAAACTCAAAAAATGATCATGAAAGCAGAAGCAGCATATCTTGAAGCACAATCACAACTTCCAAAAGATGAACGTGATCCAGGTTCTACATTAAATAGTCTTAATACAATGCGTATGGCAACACTTGCTCCAGGTTTAGTGTCAGATGAAAGATATGAAATGTATAGATCTTTAGGATTTGACGTGAAAAAACCTAGTTCAAAAGAATTTGTTGAATCATCACCAAAATTAAAATTTGTTTGTGACTCTGTTATTAAAGCATATAAAAATAATACTCAAAATGGACAGGTTATTTATATGCCTAGAGGCGTAAATAGTTTTGATAGTGTAATTAATTATCTAGTAAAAAATGGCGTACCAAGAGACGCTATTGCTGATATTATCGGTGGTGATAATTCCAGCGAAAAGAAATCAATAGAACGTGAAGATAAAATCCATGAATTTAATGATGTAAACGGCAAGTGTAAAATCCTTCTAGGATCTGAAAATATTAAAGAAGGTGTAAACCTTAATGGAAATTCAACAGTTTTATACAATACAATGTTAGGTTGGAATCCTACAGAAACTACCCAGGTTGAAGGCCGTATCTGGAGACAGGGAAATAGACAGGGAATTACTCACATTGTTTATCCACTTTTGAATGACTCAATAGATCCAATGATGTACCAGAAATATGACGAAAAGAAAAGTCGTATTGATAGTTTGTTCAGCTATAAAGGCGATACAATGAACATTGAAGAAATTGATCCAGAAGAAATGAAATTCGGATTGATTAAGGATCCAGAAAAAAGAGCTAATTTAAGAGTAAAACAGGAAAAAGAAAAAGCAGAAGGTGATCAGCAGCTTTATGCACAGATGATTGATGTTTTACACAAGCAAAAAATGGTTGCTTTTAATGATGTAAAAGAATCAAGAGATTATAAAGAAGCTGTTAAAAAAGTAGAAGGCCATCAGCATACTGTAAACATGTTTGAAAACAATCTGAAAACTTATGAAACAAGATTAAAGGTTGCAGAAGCTTCTAATGACTCTAAACAAGTTGAAATGTTAAAACGCCAGATTAAAGGTGTACAGGATTATGTAAACTCACAAAAAAGACTTGTTGAAGAAAGTAAAAAAGCTGTAAAAAAATTGGAAGCTACACAAAAATCTGTATTAAATCATCTTGCTAAACGTGGAATTCATACTCTGGACCAGGCAGAAAAGAAAATCATGGAATATACAAAGCTTATGGACGAAGCAAGAGACAGAGCAACAAAAGCAGATGAACTAAAAGAAATTTACTTGCAGCAAGCAATTGAAGAAAACAAAAAAAATGAGGTTTTAATTCCTTCATTAAGTGAATCAGTTGAAATGAATGTAAATGACATATTATCAAACCTACACCCAATGGACGAAGAATTCAGAGCAATTCTAACAGCAGAAAATGAAGCTCAATATGGAGTAAAGAAAAGTTTATTCTATGTAGAAAATGGACGTATTTATATGCGTAGATTTATAAAAAAATCGGCTGTAGAAACTGTAATTCTTTAAGACAGATAAAACGTGTACAAAAAAGTAAATATTTGTACACGTTTTTTTATTCCTTATCAATAAAAATAATTTGCATATCTTTATTCAAAGCTTTTGCCATTGCTTCAAAGTCTTTTACATAAAAAGAATCACGAGATATTTTGTTACTGAAATTTTGAGGCGTAATTCCAGATCTAATTGCAAGCTGCCGGAGTGAAATATTATTTTCTTTGCAGATATTATCAATAAAGTCTTTTGTATTTTCCATATTAATTAATATACAAACAAATTAAAAAAATGTAAACAAATTGTGAATATTGTATACACAAATAGTAGACACTAATACACTTAAAGTGTATATTATAGACATGGAGGCCGTTATGAAAAATAGATTGATTGAATTATATGAAGAATATAAAAAGCTTCATGAAGAATGTTTGAATTCTGATTTTAATCTGGATTAATTTGATCGTCAGTATGAAGCTTTAGAAGCTGTAGCAAGTTTTGTAGCTTCAAATAGTAAAGGAAAACTTACTAACCAGGAAGTTAGGAATATGGCTATTGTTTATCCTTCAAAATTTGAATCTATTGTTTATATGAGAGGTTAGAAAATGACATTGACAGAAGCAAAAAAAAGATTTTTAGGTTTTACAAAATGGCACAATGAAAGAGTTCCAAAAGAACACAGATGTAAAAAATCTATCTTATGGCAAATCTACGGTGAAGAATTGATGAACACAGGAATTATTGAATTATCCAGCTATGAAACATTATCAAATCATGCTGAAATCTGGCAATAAAAAGGAGATAGAATCATGACTAAAGAAGAAGCATTAAAGAAGCGTCCTTGTTGTAAATGTAAACATTGTAAAAGATGTGAAATTGTAGATTTTATTTATTCACCTTGCAATATTCAAACCGATTACAATTATCACCCAGGATTTGAGGCTAAAGAAGAAATGGAGGAAGAAAATGACTAAAAAAGATATTTTGCAGCTTGCTGGTAATGTGGATCTTATGAATAAGTTGAATTCATTAAGTGGTTTATTAGAAGTATCTGGTCCAGACAATGAAGATGTAAAAAATCTTTTGAATGAGGTTTATGCTGGAATTTCTAATATTTCTACAGTTACTAACCAGGAATATAATAAAGATTATATGCTTGCTATTATCAGAAATAAGGAACCACAACTTGCAGAAAAATTAAAAAGCAAGGCCAGATTTTTTGAAATTAAACGTGTATATAGTGAATTGACTTGTCAATAATAATAAGAATATAATTTATATATGTATGTCATAAAGACAGCTAAATTTCTTTAGGGAAATTCGGCTGTCTTTTTTTTTATTTCCGGAGGTATTTCATGCGTCTTGTTATTTCTAAAAGCACAATCAAAAAGGATATGGAAAATAACAAATTAGATTTTTATAAAAAACAGCTTCTTGCAATTCTGGATAAAAAAGAAAAGGAAGAAAAGAAGGATATTAATAAATCTTTAGAGTTTATTGAAAAGGGAAACGGCTTGCCTCCAGGAACAAAAAAAGAGTGGCCGGCTGGATCTGGTAAATGGTACGTAAAAACCGGACAGGGAAAATGGATCCGTACATACAACAATTCAAGTTCAAGAGGTGCAAAACAATCTATTGCATATATGCGTAAAAGAATTCAGAACGCTGAAAGCTTAGAAGATCTTTTGAATTTTGTACAGGAAAATAAAGATAAATTTACAGATGAAAATGGAAAACCTATCGACATTGTAAAAGACTTGATGAAAGACGTACATGCAAAACACCAGGACTTCAAAGGTGCTAAAAAAGAAGCTTCAAAGGCTGCTGAAAAGGTTATGAATAATAATTCTGAATCAAAAGAAGATGAAAAAAAAGGAACTGAAAAAATTCCTAAAATGGTTTTAATGAGGGCTGTAAATGCGTTAGCTATGAGTAGTGATAATCTTGATACATCTATTTCAAAAATTGAAGCAGCATTAAAAGACAAACCAGATTCACAGGAATTAAAAGCAAGATTATTGGTTGCAAATTACTTAAAAAAACATAATAAAGAAGCTTCCGAAGCTCAATCAGCTATTGAAAATGGATCAATTTATGATACTGAAACAAAAGAATTGAATAATTTAATTAAAGAAAAAAAGGATAAATGGAAAGCTGAAAATGAAGCAAAACGTCCAAAACAGACTTTTGAAGATATTAAAAAGAATTATCAGAACGCAAAAAGCGTCCAGGGAAATTCTAAAACAATTCATATTGGAAACGAAAAAATAAAATGTCATTACAAGCTGGTAGAAGCAGAGACTCCAATTGCCTCACATGATGAAAACACTTTCCAGAAAACAGAAGGATTTCCAACTAATAACGGTGGAACTATAAATGACCGTGATTATGAAAACGATAATTCAGCAAAAGAAGGCGTTATGAGAATTGCCGGAAATTATGACGGTAGAGCACTTGAACAACCTCCAATTGTAACAAAAGATGGAATTGTCGTAAGTGGAAATAACAGAACAATGTCATCTAAATTGGCTGCAAAAAATGGAACTGATAAAGAATACATTGACGAATTGAAAGATGTTATTGAGGATTACGGAATTGACGAAGAAGAATTAAGTAAATTCAAAAATCCACGTATTATTCTGGAAATTGATAAAGAGCATGAAGGCGAATACACAACAGAAGAATTTGCTAAATACAATAAAACTGATCAGAAGTCAAAATCTACAGTTGAAAAGGCCGTTGAAGCCTCTAAAACAATTAAACCAGATACAATTCAGAGTTTAGCTGAACATATCAGCGAATTCGATACTTTGGGAGATCTTTACAACAACAAAAAAGCTGCAAGAGAATTTGTTGACGCTTTAGTAACTAATGGCGTAATTCAGCCTAATGACATGGCACAGTATTATACCGAACAAGCTGGATTATCAGAAAACGGCAAAGAGTTTATTGAAACAACTTTAGTTGGTGGAATTATGAACGAAAATAACATACGTTCACTTTCTGGAGCTGGTGGAAAATCATTAAGACAGAAGCTTGTAAGAGCAATTGTACCTTTAATTGATAATAAAGGAATTGGAAAGGAATACACCTTTAATGACGAATTAAACAAGGCTGTAAATATTGTTTTGGAAATTCAGCAAGGTGGAAAATTCACTACAGTACAGGAATATATGGACCAGGGAAACCTTTTTGGAGATACAGTTGATCCATTGACAGGTAGACTTGCTCAATTATTGCATGAAAATACACAAAAAGAATTTGCTGAAAAAATGCGTGAAGTTGAAGGTGGATTAAGACCTAGTGCAAACGGTGAATTTGATATTTTCTTAGGTGAATGTGAAACAAGAGATTCAATTCTGGACCGTATTCTTAAAATTAAAAACAAAGTAAGTAAAGCATTGGATTTCGTATTCAGTTTATTTGAATAATGGAGGTGTAAAATGAAAGAAATTGTTATTCAAAAATCATTCTATGATAATTTTCTTGAAGGCCGTAAAATTGATGTATTAGAGCTTCTATCTGATGAAGATTTGGAAAAGGCAATTAATGAAATTGATATAATTGAAAAAAGTAAACCGTGGACCAATGCCGGCAAATTCTTAGTTCATGGTATTAATAAAAATGGGAAAAAATATTCAGCATGGAAAACAGCAGATCAATTAAAAGCTGAACAGAAAAAACGCCAGAGTAAAAAGCTTGAAGAAAACTTCACAACAAAAAAAGGTGATGAAATTTCTTTTATGAATAATGGAGAAATGAAACACGGAACAGTTGAAGCAATTGGACCACATGGCGAAATTTCTGTAAATGTAGGTGGAAAAAACTACCAGACAACTTCTAAGAACATTAAAAGACTTGCTCCATTTACAGGCCGTAAAGCAAAAGATTCAAAAACATTTAAGGCTGCTGAATACAAAAAAGTTTTTGATGATGAATCAATTAATACCAGCGATAAAGGTATTGATAATGCAATTAAAGAAGTTGAAAACTTACCAATTATGAAAGCTCACCCAGAATTCCGTATGCAGCTGGAAAATGACTTAAAAAAGGCTGACGCTGAACCTAGAACATACGAAAAATATCGTATTAGTGGATCCGGTGCTACAGCCGTATATACTCCAGAACGACAGAAAATCCATCAAGAGATTATGGAAGAAATTCTCACGGAAGCAAAAATTAAAGCAGCAAAACCAAAAGACGGTGAAATGCCTACATTCCAAATTTTAGGTGGCCGTGGTGGATCTGGTAAATCAACTTTTGAAAGAAGTAAAAATCCAGATACCGGAGTATATTCAAAAGATAATGTTATTTCAGTTGATCCAGATGACTTAAAAGAACGACTTGCAAAACGTGATCCAGGTGGCTGGAAAGGCTGGAAGGCTGCTGCTTACCATGAAGAATCAAGCGACTTGTCAAAAATGATTATGATTGCTGCATTACAACATAAATGTAATATTGTTATGGATATTACAATGTCTAATGCAGATGTTCAGATTAATGAATTAAAACTCGCTAAATCTTTAGGTTACAAAACCGGTGCTTATTATATGCACGTACCAAAACAGGAAAGTTTTAGACGTGCAATGACAAGATATTTACAATCAGCAGAAGAAAAAGTACCAGATCTTGACGCTGCTGGAAATAAACAATATGACGATAAAGGCAATGTAAAAACAAAACCAAAAGAAGATTATACAGGCCGTTTAGTACCACCAAAAATATTATTGTCTATGACAGAGAATGAAGCTAATTTTGACAAGGTAAAAGAATTTGCTGATGATTGGTCCATGTTTGATAACTTTGTACCATTCAAAAACAAGAAAACCGGCAAAAAGAATAATGCTGAAAAAATTGCCAGAAAAGGCGAATAGTTGACAATGTATACACTTTATGTGTATACTTACATGATTAAATTTAAATTGGAGGTTTTATTATGTATGATGTAAAAAATCCTAATGAATGGGTAAACAATCAAGCTGTAGAAGCTAAAGATTTTTCCGGCAAAATTGGTGGTGATATATTCAATAAAGCTGTAGAAAATCAGTTCAAAAACGCTGGAGTTGAACCAGAGTTTAAATTTGAAAATGGTATTGCTACAAATTTAAAGACAGGTGAAAAAATCAACCTCAACAATATTTTGTAATTCAAAATTATTGATAACTTGACAATTAAAAATAATTGAAATAGTCTTATATTATAGTCCTTTTCATATAAGATATTTTAATCATATTATAAGTGATGTGTCACAAAGACAGCCACGACCTTAATGGTTTGACTGTCTTTTTTTTTTAACTTTTGGAGTTTGCATGACAGATACAGAGATTTTAGAACAGTTTCCTTTTATTTCTATTCCGGCAACAATCTGTAAATCTAATCTAGGTGAAGCTGATGAAAATGGAAATTATATTTTTGAAGTTGAAGCAAGTAATGAAAATCTGGATCTACAGAATCAGAAGATTTTACAGACAGCTTTATTAAAATCAAAAGATTATTTCCTTTCAAATGGAATTGTTAGTGACGATCACCAGCATAAAACAAGAAATCCAGACGGATCGGTAGAGACTCATAAAGATAAAATTATTGGTGAACCTATTTCAATTAGAACGGACGGCAAAAGAACTTTTGTAAAAGGAATTTTGTATTCAGCCGTAGAAGCTGCAAAACCTTTTATCGACTTATTAAAGGCCGGATCAAGCAGAGTAAAAGCTTCTGTAGGTGGAATTATGCCTACAACAAAAACTAATCCAGATGGAAGTGAAACTGTAACAAGCTTCATGTGGAATGACCTTGCTTTGACTTGTTCACCGGTAAATTACACCGTTGGACCAGCAAGATTTGCAAAAAGCATGACAGAATTAGACTTTTGTAAAGCTTTAATGGCTGGTGGAGGTACTGACGCTGCAAATTATACAGATGGAAGGGCCTTGCAGAATGAGGATATTGAAGAAAAAACAAAAGATATTCTTGATGTAACCGGTGAAATTGACATGAAAAATCTTGATAAAGATGAAGTAATTGAAAAATCAGAGGATCCAAAAACTGATGATGATATTATCGCTGAATGTATCATTTCAATTGATACAGGCGAATTATCAACTATTCCAGAAATTGAAAACTTCTTAATCGAAAGAGGTTTTTCAAATAAAAAAGCAAAAGATACTTGTCTTGAAATTATCGAACAAGGAGGAAAAAGAAAAATGGTAAAAGGCAATTTTACTAACACAATTAACGATCTTTTGAAGTCATTGGACGGAAATTGTGAAAAGAAAGAAGCTAAAAAAGCTGCTGTTGAAGATGATGACATTGAAAAAGATAAAACTGTTGTTGATGATTCAGAAGGCGATGAACCAGAAGAAGATGACGATAACGTAGAAAAATCTTTGGACGATGAATATGTAGATGTAACAGCAATTATGAAGGATATGGGCGAAACAATTGACGCACAGAATGAAACAATTTCAACTTTGCAGAAATCAATTGAAGAATTACAGGATAATCTTGTGGCTGTTACAAAGTCATTCGGTGATTACCTTAAAACACCTAATTCAAGAACTACAGTTGTAACAAAGTCAATTAATGATGGAAATAATCTTACAGCTGCCGGAAACAAAAAGCCTACAGCAAGAGATTTTGACATTCTCAAATCTTGTCTTGTAAAAGCAAGTAAAGAAGGTGCAATTACTCTTGATGAGGTACAGTTCTACAATGCTGAATTCCAGAAAAGCATGAAAGGACAGAAAGTGAACCCAGATACAATGAACCGAATTTTCGACATTGTTCACGAATATAAATAAGGGAGGAAATCAAAATGGATTTTTTTGATACAAATGAAGATTTTGACACAAGTTCACAGAACGCTGAACTTGAAAAGGCATTGGAAGCTGGATATGGTACAGACGCTGCCAGCTTTACAGACGGCCGTGCATTGCAGAGAGAAGATCTTGAAGCAACATTGGTTTCTGTTTTGGACGTAAAACAGAAAGATTTGAAGATGTTCCACAAACTTCACAAACAGCCAGAAAGCTCAACAGTACACCAGGTAAACAGACAGACTTCTGTTGGATCAGAAGATTTCTTATTTGTTGGTGAAGGTGAAGAAGCTAGTGCAGATGACGCTGGATTTGAACGTAAGATTTATGAAACAAAGTACATTTCAAGCGAATGGAAAGTTTCACACCCACTTACAATGACAAACAATGCAGCTAATCCTATCAACGCACAGAAAGTATCGGCTGTTTTACGTGTAACAAAAGGCGTTGAAAAGGCAATTTTCCACGGTAATGCTGACGTAAATCCCAAAGAATACGATGGTCTTTTGAAAATCTTGAAAGATTCAGCTGCTAATACAGAAGTTGAAGAAAGATTAAGAGCTGAAACAATCGACTTGCGTGGTCTTGAAATTGGTGAATCTGACACTTCTCTTGGTATTAACGCTGGTCTTGAATTGTTCAATGGCGTAGCTGAAAAAATCTTCTCTAAAGGTGGAGATTTGTCAGAAGCATATTTCCCACCTGTAATTGCACAGCAATTCTGGAATGTTATGCAGGATCGTTTACGCTTTAATGTTGGTGATCAGCACATGGGATTCACAGCTTTGCCAGATATTCCTACAGCAATTGGATCAACAATTAAAATTAAAGATGATTGTGGTGCAGATAAAATGTTTAAGGTAAAAGGTCCGGTTGTTGCTGGTGGTAATTCTAGCAAACGTCCATTTACACCTACATCAATTACAGCACAGGCAACAGCAGACGCAGCTTCAAAATTCACATCTGGATTTGCTGGAAATTACAAATACGCTGTTCATGCTGTAAATGCTTACGGAATTTCAGCAGCAGCAGAAGTTTCAGAAGCCGTAGCCGTTGCAGCTGGTGATAAAGTATCTTTGACAATTACACCAAATTCAGACGGTCCAGCAGCTACAGGATATATCATCACTCGTACAGCTAAAGGTGGTTCAACACTTATGGAAATGGTACGTGTTAAGAAAGTTGCCGGTGCTACACAGACAGTTGTTGACTTGAACAAAGATTTGCCAGGTACAGCTTCTATTGCATTGTTGACAACTTCAACAGATGAAATGATTCCAAACGCAAGCTTCGCACAGCTCATGGGAATTTCTAACTTCGACTTGCCTACAAATAGTGCTTTGGTTCATCACGGCGTTGTTGCAATGTATGGTAATTTTGAACTTAGAGCACCAGAATATTGTGCATTGATTGAAAACGTTGGTTACGCTGGTGGTCTTTACTAACCGGTAAAAAAACTAAAGGAGTTACATTATGGGCCGTACAAAAGCTAATAATGTAACTTCTACAGTTGATAAGGCTGTAGAAGTTGCAAAGAATGAAAATGAAGAAATTGTAGACACAACAATTTCAGAAGCAGAAGAAAAAACTGATAAAGCTGATAAAAAAGCAAAGGCAATTAAAGACGATGATGAAGTAGAAATCATCTGTAAAGAATTGGCTGGAAAATCAGTTGTAGGATTGGATTGTAAAAATCCTATCAAATTTGACGAAAAGGGCAAGGCTAAAACATCTGGATTGGAAGCAAAAAGACTTATTACAATTCCAGGTTATTCGCTTGCTTAGGAGTTAAAACATGGCAATTTCCGTTGAAAGCACATCAAGTAAGATTCTCTTAACAATAAATGACAGTAGAGGGCCGTTTATTTTGCAGCGTGCTTTTTATAAAACACGTACATGGCTTACTTATACAGAAAACGGATTTGCCATAATTCCAGCAGATGGATCAATAGAAGCACTTCCAATTAATCAAGGTGATTTTATTGATTCATTTGACTTAACAGATGGATTGTATGAATATCGCTACGTACCATCAAGTATTACGGATCCAGAAGGAAACGATTACACATACTCGACATGGTTGAAATTCGGTACACCAGAAGCAATTGGTTATTCTTTTTATAACTATTCAGCTCCAGAAGGCGAATGGGGAATGATTATTACTCCAGATGATTGCCGTTATACATATTTGTGGGGAACTGATTTCAAGGCCACAAACGGTACTTATTTCCGTGATGAACAAATTAGATGGTTTATTGAAGAAGCTATTAATTACATGGAAAGACAGTTGAATATCACAATTAAAAAACGTGTAATTATGTCACAGGCAAGGGATAGAGGCCTTAAAAAATCAACCAGATATAAAAAAGGTGATTATGACATTGAAGAACCTTTATATGACTTTTCATGGAGAAAAATCCAGAAATACGGCCTCATTCAGACAAAATATCGTCCTATTCTCGATGTTACTCGTTGCGAATTGATTTATAAAAACGGTGATAAAAAGAGTTTTATTGATGACATTGCAATTGATAGACAGCATGGGAAAATTAAACTTTTGAAACGTCCTTTTAAGCCTTCTCAAACATTTACAGCAATCAGAGAGTCACTTGGTCGTTATGGTGCTGAAACATACGAACAGAGAATGTTTTATGCTGTAGATTATACAGCCGGATTTGATAATTCAGATGAAGTACCAGAAGATTTAAGACAGATTATCGGCAAAGTTACAGCCATTTCATTATTGAATATTATCGGTGATGGTCTTATGTCCGGTTTTTCTAGTTCATCTTTAAGCATGGACGGAGTAAGTGAGTCATTCAGTTCTACTCAATCAGCTACAAGTGCATACTTTGGAGCTAGAATTGCCGTTTATCAGAAAGAAGTTGAAAATTACATAAAAGAAAATAAATACAAATTCCAGAATACGCCAATAAGTGCTTTATAAATATCGACTAGATGTGAATATCAACTAATTTAATTCTGGTGGAGAAATAAAATGCCTAATGACGTTGTAAAACAGATTAAGAATAGAAATGTTTTTTATGACATTGAGGACGAAAATACTAAACTTTTGTTACAATCAAAACAGGACAAACTTGTAAAAGGACCAGGTATTTCTATTAATCCAACTACCAATGAAATTAGTGCTATAATTGATACAGAATTATCTAATACAAGCACAACACCGGTTCAAAACAAAGTTATTAAAGCTGCACTTGATAAAAAACTTGATAGTGCAGATATTTCAGCCATAGAAGAAAAACTTAATAGCCTTTCAAACGCTGCATTTTCTGGTAGTTATACTGATCTCATTAATAAACCTACAAAACTTTCAGAATTTAATAACGACTCTAGTTTTATCACTAATACTGTTAATAAT